CTATTGCTGATGTAGAGCATAGGAGACATCACGTTACCCAACAACCTACCGACTGGAAATCATTCAAAGAACAGACTAGATTTGACACTCCTGTACAATGGGTGTGTGACCTTGCAAAGAAACACATTGAAGACGGACATGATGTTGCATTCTTCTCTGCAAGAAACGAGTCACAAAGAAGTCTTACTGAAGCTCAGATTGATGAGTGGATTGGTAAGGGTCATCAAGGAGTGTTCCTTAGACCCGAAGGTGACTTCAGACCCGATGAAGTGTTCAAGTCCGACCTTGCAGATAAATTCGAAGAGTTTGGTGGTAAGATTGACCTTGTATACGATGACAGAAACAAAGTTGTTGCAATGTGGAAGGCAAGAGGTATCACTGTTGTTCAAGTTGCAGAGGGTGACTTCTGATACTGCAACGTGCCACTGCAAAGCCAAAAAAAAAGGACTCGAAAGAGTCCTTTTTAGTATTACCGAAGTAATGAGGTTAAGAATAACCTTACAGAATGTTTGACACTGCAAATTTTCTGTAATACTGGTTAGTTCCAGCAGTAGCAAGTCCGTCAGCAGGTGTAGGGCCTACGAATGGGTTTGTTACCATACCATATCTAGTTTTGAAACCGATTTTTGGTTGGAACGTGTTCTCGCCTACTGCACGAACCATTTGTAATGGTACGTATGGGCAATAGAAAAGACCAGCATCATAAGGGTTAGTTCCTCTATAACCTACTGTCAAGTAGTCAACACCAGCATATGGGTCGATATAAACTTTAACACGTCCGTTTAGAAGACCAGCAAAAGTATTACCAGTATCGTCAACGTTAAGGTTAGTAGAAAGAGCAGGAGCGTAATCTAATACACCAGCCATTGAAAGTGCAGAAGCAACATCAGATGAACAGATAATAAAGTTACCTTTTCCTCTTCTTGTTTCTTTAGCAATTTTGTTAGACTCTCTTTCGATTTGGAACAATAGACCTTTAAATTTCTCAACAGACCATCTTCCGTTTGCATCTACGTCAAGGTTGAAAGTACCTGCACTAGCTGTATCGGCTGCACCGAGTTTGGCTTGTGAGTTTACTGTTCTAACAACTTCTCTGTTGATTTCCGCAAGAATTTCTGATGAAAGAATATTTGCAAGTTCTGATTCCGCATCAAGACCGTGGATTGCTTTAAGGTCTTGTGCTAATTCTAGTGTGTATTCTGCTTTCAATGCTCTTGACTTTGCAGTAACAGTAGCTTTCTCGATAGAGAATGCCATTGAAGCAAAACCGTTTGCAGTTGCATCACCTAATGCTTCAGCCTGAGCTGTAGTCATACCAGTACCAGTCGTATCTTCATACGAAGGACTTGAAGTATCAAAAGGGTCTGAGATTTGAACATTAACACCAGCTTTACCACTTTCAGGTGATGCAGTTGATGAGAATTCAGTATCAACTTCGTTGACACCCATAGCTTCTGTTTTAGATAATATAGCAGATTGAGTCATGTAGTCATTATATCTTGCTTTCATAGCAAAGATAAGACCAGTAGGCCCAGTCATTGGTTGAACACCGCAAATGTCGTAAGCAACGAGATTTGGCATAGCTCTACGAACTAATGAGATCAAAATCGGATCCCAGTTAGAAATCGCACTACCAGTAGCATTTAAAGGTGCTGCCTCACCAAGGTTAACTCTATCTTCATTAAGAGCCTTTTCTTGGTTTTCAAGAATAACAGCAGTTACAGCACGTTTGTAGTTATCTTCGATCTTTGGAAGATCGGAGTGTTCTAGAATCGGTGACCACTTTTCTTGTAAGTTTTCTGATAAAAACATTTTATTTTCCTTTAAAAAAAATAACCTAAGACCTATAGAGGTCTGTGGTTACTAATTGCTTGTGAATATCTAGCAAGTATTGGGTCAAGAACTTTCTCGGTCTTTTCAACTTCGAATTCATTTGCCCCTTCAACTACTAGAGTTTCTTCAACTATCTTTTGACCACCTTCAGCAGGGAAGTACGCATTCTTAACTTCAGAAATCTTCTCAGCGAAGTCCTCTTCAGTTTTGTACTCAACACCTTCTGCAAGTGAAGATAATTTCTCTTTTTGTGAATCAGTTAAGTCCGAAGACGCAGCTGATATCACGTTCACTCTCTTGAGTGTTTCTAATTCTTCAGTGATGTCCATATTGTTCTGAACTTCACCATCCAATTTAGATTCCATCTCATCGAGACGATTTGCGAGTTCATCAATAACATTGTACTTGTCTTCAGGAACGTCAACATAATGTTCTACGAACAATGTCTTCAGTCCTTCAATGAAGTTTTCTGTCATTTCTGATCTCAAACCACGTTCTATTGCGAGTTCGTTTTCTTTCGTCCACTCTTCTGCACAATATGTTAAGTACTTATCAACTGCTTCCGCAAGGTCGCCTTTGACAGTCTCAACTGTGGTTTTTAATTCTTCTGAGTATTGAGCTCTAAGAGTCTCAGATACTTCCTGCACCTTACTAGAAACTGCAGCTTTGAATATTGTTTTTGCTTTCTCAGCATTTTCTTCAGAAAGTTCTAATGCTTCTGAAATTGCAGATAGGTCGTCATCTATTTCAATTTCTACCAAAGATGATTCAAGTTCAAGAGAAGTTTCCACTTCTTCTTTTACTTCTTCTTCGTCTTCGTCTGCTTCTTCTTCTTTCTTATTAAAACCTTCAAGAACTTTAGCAACTGCTTCTTCGTCCATAGACTTCAAAGACTCTACTACTTTTCTTGCTGTTTCAGCCTTTGTCAAACTTTCGTCAACTTCCTCTTCTGATACTGTTCCCAGTACAGACGAGATTTCTTCCTTAGTCATTTCCTTCATGTTGTTGACGATAGCTTTGATCGATTCCATCTTAGTAGATTTCTGAACGTCTTTACTAGACTCTTTCTCATCTTCTTTGATTGAATCTGCTTTGTCAGCTTTACCAGCATTCTTCTGTTGTGGGTCGTTCGATACGACTTTCACTCCAGCTTCTGCCTTCTTTTGCGCTGCAACAGCTTTGTCAACAGGATTTTCTTCGGGTTTGACGACATCAACTTTACCTTGACCGATAGTCGCAGCATCTGATGAACCTTGTTTGACTATTTTTGAATCCCCTTTCTCGGCTTTAGAATCAGGTTGACCTGCTTCTTGTATGCCTTCTAGGTTGTTTTCTAAATCTGCCATTTTTTACTCCTGTTATTAATTCTTAATGAACTACTTAATTTATTTATATGTTAGAGGTTCTCAACGAACCTTTTCCATAGATTTAACTTAGTTTCTTCCAAGTTATTTAGTCGTGCAGACTTGAGGGTTTTTTGAAAGTCTTCTGCCTGCACGGCAGTTAACACTCCATTTTTACCCATAATCCACTCAACACCTTCCATGATTCCTTCGACAAATGCCTCAGGGGCAGATGGGTCTGCCACGATATCGCCTGCAGTTGCAAGTTGGAAATCGTTTTTTACGTATTGTGCATTACCTTTTTGCTCTAGTGAACCTAGACCTCTAGATGATACACCCAATTTAGCACCATCATTAATGAGAGCTTTTACAATCTCACCGTTTGGAGTACTTAAAATCTTTGCTTTACCAACATAGTTTGACCCTTCTAGAGTCAATGATTGGATAAGATGTGATACTTTGTCGAGATTGATGGTTGGCCCTTCAGGGTGTCCCAACTCACCGAAAGCACGTTGCTTCTCAACGAACTCTTTGACGTAACGACCTACTTCTTTCTCCATAATTTCTTTTGGATAGACTCTACCGTTACGGTTTTTGATGTCTGCTTGCATAAAGACACCTTCAATGAAGTAATCCTTCTTACCGTTTGTTGATTCGGTAATGATCGGTGCAATATTCTCGTTAAACTCTGCTATTAATTTCATTAATGATTTCCTCTATTGTGACACCTTCTTCAGCCATTTGTTGCATGACCTGTTTGATGTCCTTAAATTCTTTTTCTGCAGCAGCCAAATCCTTATATGGCGAACCACCTGTAAAGTCCGAACCGTTCACGAATACGGACACTCTGCCTTTTGCAGTAGTGTAAGTGATAGTCGTTGGTTTACCACCAACTTTAACAATATCAGTCTTGAGTTCTTTATGACCACTAGGTAGTTTCACCTTAGCCTCATTAAGTTCTCTAGAAATCCGCACGAAACTCTTCATTACATTCCTTGTGGTTCTGTTGTAGTTGACATCCAGTCAACCTGTAAACCGACACGTTTCATGTCTACTGTCTCGGCTGCTTTCTCTTTAATGCCTTGATCAATTTGATCTTTTGCATCACTAAGATTTCCTGCTTCGATACTATTTACAATTTCTTTTGCTATTTCACTACTCATCATTTACTCCTAATACTGTGAGAATCCACCATCATCTTCGTCTCCACCAACTCCTGCCTCTTTCTCGGTAGAAATTTGTTTATCAATGGTCTCAATCTCTTCTTCTGTTTGTCGTAGTATATATTTTCTAACATATTCTTGTGAGAAATATTTACCAACATATTCTGATACATTTTGAAGTGCATCTAATCTTTCCTTAAAAATTTCCTGTTCCTTCAACTCAGTGAAGTGGTTATCTGCAGTAAAATCATACTGGATAAAATCTTTAATCTTGTCAAACTCTTCAGCATTTGCAATTTCTTTTAAGATAATCTGAGTTCTCAAGATATCTGTAAATACTCTAGCAAACTTCTTCTGAAGTCTGTTTGTGAACTTGTTGAACTTCAACTCGTCCCTATTAATCTCTGAAGACCTGCCCATGTTGAAACCATTATCTGATTCCATCCTAGACGATGGTACATTAAGAGACTGGTATAACTTCTTCTTGAAGTACTCTACATCATCTATCTCTGCAAGGTTTTGTCCGCCTGGCAATGTAGATATCTCTGTTCCTCTACCACCTTCTCTTCTTGGTAACCAAAAATCTTCCAACATACTCATATGTTTTCTATCATCTTTGATTTCACCTGTATCTGCATTGTAAATAAGTTTATTTCTGTACTTATTCATTGTCTCTGAAAGATACTGTTCGGCCTTTGCCTTAGGTAAATTACCAACATCAATATAAAAAATTCTTCTTTCGGGAGCTCTAGACAATCTATAGATTACTAGTGCATCTTCCATCATCGATAACTGATTTGCAGTCTTCAATGCCTTGTGCATATATCCGATTACTGCATTTTTGTTATAATCTAACAATCCCGAAGTAGTATAACATACTGCCTCAGGGGCAATTCTAAGAGTTGAACCTTCTACGGCACTAGTCTTATCAAAACCTTTATCATTGAAGACATAAAATTCTTCAATTTTTTTAATTCTTGTTACGCCGTCCTTACCTTTCTCTTCTTCAACATTTCTGACCTTCTTAATCTTCAAGGGGTCAACGTTCCTAATATCAACAATACCAAGTTTAGGACGTTTACTGTCAACGACCTTATGGAAGTAAATTCTTCCATCAACGTACCATTTTCTGAATAATTCATGAGAGTTCTGATTGAACTTCATTAGTGATAGAATGTTAGTAAACTCGTCTTGTATCTTCTTTCTGATACTATCAGAGAGTTTAACATCTCTGAGGTCGAGTGTGACTATCCTATCAGAACTATCCGATGTGATACACTCATTGATAATGTCTTCGATCGCCGAGTCACATTCAGGGACTAGCGATGTCTCTCGGTATTTTCGAATGAGTTCAATCTCACTCTTGATACCACCTTCCATATCGACATAGGAGCCATAGGCTCCACCCGATATAAACCCACCTGCTTGTTGTGAGATGACTGGTGTACCGTCATCATCAACTGGTGGAACAAACGACTGTCCTTTGTTGATAGTCGTTGCACGTAGCTCGTCTTTTTTACGAGCGATTTCAAATCCGAATATTTCCATACTATTATTTATAACACCTATAAAGTGCTAATTTCACTGTTATTCTACTTAGACTGTTCTTTCCCAGTGAGAAAAAGCAAATGTCACATCAAAATCTTCTAATGCATCACCACTGTCGTAAGACAGTTCGATAGCACCAATTTCTGATGGGAACATATTAAAAAACTCATATCTCGCTAGAACAGAATCATCTTTACCTAATTGTTCAATATAGGCACGACTTAAGAGGTAATCGGTTGTTGTTGAACCGTCTGAAGTACCAAATCCTTGTATCTCTTCCTGCCATGCTTCTAGAGCAGTTCTTGCAGAAAATTCTACGTCATTGATGATCTTCACTGTCCAGTCAGCAAAGGTTCTATCCCCAGCAAGTTTAAGAGTTTGACCTCTAAACTTAACTGGAGTTATTTCTATTGTTGCAGCTGGTATTTGAGCACCACTTGCTAAAAATTCAATCTTGTTTCCTGCACGAGGTAGGAAAACTCTGAATCTGTTTGCACGTGGGCCACCACCTACTAGTTGTGCTTTAAATTGGTCTATTGTTGCCATGTTTTATACTCCTTAAACTGCACTATAAATTTCAGAAAACTCGACACCACTTCTGGCAGCGACAAAGTTCAATGTAATGAAGTTAATAGATCGAGCAGGTTTGACAAAAATTGAACATACGAACTCGTTTCTATCGATAACGGAGTCTGTGTTGTTAGTGTCGTCACATATTACTGAATAATCTACTAAACCTCTTCTGTTTTTAACATCTCTTAGGAAAGGTTCAATTGCACTTCTAAACTGAGCTCTTGTGAAGGCATCGTTAAATTCGAACAATTGTGCTTTAGCAGCGACTGCTATTGCTTTCTCTAAGACTATGAACAATCTCCTCACATTAATTCTATCAAATGCTGATGGAGAACTTAATGCAGTTTTGTCACCGTACAACAATGTACCTTGGCCTGGGAAGGTAACCACTGGGTTAACTCTGGCTCTGTATAGGTCATCTCTAGATGCTTGTTTCGGATTGAAAGCAAGTTTAGTGATACCTAAGTATTGTCCTCTTGAGAATCCAGCAGGTGAAACCCATGAATCTCTAGTAAGGTCTGATCTTGCCATAATACCAGCAGTGTGTCCGTTTGCAGGAACCCATCTGTATGTATCGTGGAATCTATCGTACTGGTATACCCAACCACTGTCAATTACTGCATAAGAACTTGACGTTGCTGTATCGGCAGTTAATTTAACATTGGATGATTGAGTTGACTCACTTGAAACACCAACGACATCTGAATATCTAGGTGATAAGATAACCATGCAATCTTTTCTTGCTTCTGCAAGAAGAATTGCTTGATTAGCAAGTGTTGTCCAATCTGCACGTGTATCTTGTTCTGCAGACCCACTCCAAGTTCTTGTGGAACCTACGATTAAGAATGAGATGTCGATTGTTTCTGCATCCCCGAAATGAGTTGTCCAGTCACCGTGTTTTTGACCAGCAGTACTGATACTTCCATCTACACCACCAGTTAATGATATTGCCCATGGTGCTGTCGGCCCTGTAAAGGGGTCTGCAACGGAAGTTGCAAGTGTTCTATCTTCTGCAGCGGTTAAATCTGTTGCAGTGTTGTGTCCTGACCAGTATACGTATTTTGACTGTGTAGCAATTACATCTTTATAGTAGAGTGAACTACCTTCAGGTGTTTTTGCATCCGAAGCCATTGAAGAGAATCCAAATGATTCTAGTACTGTTCCAGCGGCTCCTGTGAAAGCACCATCTTCGTCTATAACTACGATATGAATTTCATCAGCAGTTGCACCAGCGAGGGCTGCACCACTTGAAATGCCTGGAGCTTTGTTGAATAGTGAATGGTGTTCCCATTTTCTATTGATCGCAGTTCCACTTGCAACTTCAGTGACTATACCAGTATTTGCTGGTTGACCTAATGACTTAACGGTTAGATCGTTGCTAGCAATACCTGTTACTTTGTATTCTTGTGTCTGTCCAGCGAAGGTTATAACATCTCCGACTTGGAAAGCTGCACCTGAAACAACAGCAATAATTGTTTGTCCAATTGCCTCGGTTCCACTAGTAGTTGATGCACTAGTTGAAGAGTAAGCAGATGCACTAGCACAATGAGAAACTTTAATTGAATTTCCCAAAACGCCAGGATATCTTGATACCCATTGACCGACTGTGCCGTTTAAAGCACCCGATTTGTAAGAATTTACGTAGTCTTCGTTATTTTTCAATAATGAAGTAGCGTCACCTGAGTGGTTTGCACTACGCATTAATGAGGCAGTTGACCCCGATCTTACGATTCTTAGTGTAGAACCATATTTTAAGAAAGATTCTGCAGTATAGAAGTCTTCAGCTGCTGATGTTGAATTAGCAGGAGACGAAAAATTATCTACCAAACCCTTTGCATCGGAAACTGTGATTACTTCACCTACTGGGCCCCATCTGAATGAACCAACAAAAGCACCTATTGTGCTTGATACTGCTGGTACAACATTTGTCAAATCTATCTCTGAGATTTGAACGCCTGGTGATACTTGAAATGCCATACTTTTACTCCTGTTAATGTAAAAAGTGTTGTTTATTTTAAATCAACATTTTTTTAAAAAGTGTTGTTTACTGTTTTATTTATAACAAATAAAAACTCACCAACACACTGTTATTCTCTTTCAGCTTGTGCGGGGAACCATCTATCCCCTTCTGTATCCACAAAACTTACTTCTTCTGGCCCTTGGGTTGCACCAAAGACTCCAGCAGGTAACATATCATCTTCAATCATCTTTTGTTGTTCTGAATACAATAAGTCCTTTACCGCAGAGTCCGTTAAATGATAAAAGAATTCTGTTGTTACAAACCATGCAAATAATACGCAGTTCATAACCATGTCATCATGATAGCCCTTTGCTGCTTCGTATGATGTCCCTTTATTTATAAAGGTTAAAAGTTCAGTTATTGTGGCCCTATCGACCAACTCTAAACGATTTTCCTCACACAACTCTTTGAGTGTTGAACAACCGATTCTTTTAATCTTACGGTTCATCGTCACTCCGATATCTTCCTGTTTGGTCATCCCCTGTACAAATACATTGGGATATTCAATATCATAATGCAATTGAGTAGCAACCATCCCCCCTTCTGCATTGTTTTCTACGATTACTAATGCTTCGTTATAGGGTCTAACATATTTTGAAATCATGTCGGGTAATAACATCGGAGACAACATATTGTCTCTGAATGTAGCAACTTGTTTAAAGGGTTGTACCGACACATCAAATATACTAAACGTGGAATAGTCAATTCCCCTACCCTTAGATACATCCACTGTACATACATATGAATGACCTTCTATGGGTCTAGTGTATATATTTATGTTATCCTTATTCCAGTCGGGGGTTATTGACCTCATTCCTAACAAACAATTTGAATTGATGAGTGTATTACCTGTTCCTAGGAAACTATTACCATACTCTTGTTCGAATTGAGTCTCGGATGTGTTTGCAATGGTAGACTTCTTCCATGCCTCATCTCTGCCTGGCACATCAAACCAATTAATAAGGAAATGTTTATACTCACTTTCTCTCTGTACTGCACTCTCATATAACTTGTAGAACATATTACCAACACCATTTGCAGTAGATGTGATAATAACCTTCGAGTTCTTACCTGAAGTAACAACAGGATATGTTGATGTATAGAATTCCTCTGCATTCTCTACGAACGCAAACTCATCAAGATACAAGAGGTTTATAGACAATCCACGAATCGAACTTGAAGACGTTGCAGCTGCTACGACCTTCGAGTCGTTGGAAAATTCAATGGAACCTTTGTTAAGAATCTTAACTCCAGGCTGTAAAAAGAACGGAACTGATTCTAACATAGTGACGATACGAGATATCATCTCACGTGCAATTGCACCTTTGTTTGCAAGTACTGCGACTGTGACTTCGGGGTGAAAGAGGAGATACCATAAAAGGTATGCACAACTGGTAATTGATTTACCACTTTGACGTGAAGCAAGAACTATATTGAATCGATTTGAATCGTAGTGTTCAATTAGATTGGCCTGATATCCACGAAGTTCAAACTTGACAAGGCCTTCGTCTAGTGATATAATTTGACAATAGTTCTCAATGAAGTGTGTAGGGTTGGATGAACACTTCAGATATTCTTTAAATTCTTCTTCGGTATACTGTTGTTCAATACCCGATCTTTTGATCTGAGTATTTCCAAGATATCCTTGGTTTGTAGGAGCTACCATCTAGTTCTTTTTCTTTTCATTTTTGAGGAACTTCTGCAACTCAGAAGTGGAACCAACATATAAATGGTTGTGTTGAGTCTTCACATTAACATTTTCATCACTTAAATCTTTCATTTTCTTCTGCAAGTCTAGTAGTTTCTCTGCAGTATCCCCAACGGTCTTTATAAGTTGTCCTGCGACCTCGTAAGCACGAGGATGTTCGGTTTCCTTACATAGGTCAAGGATTCCATCAATGGCGTCCTGGCCCCGTTCTACGAGACTGTAGAGGGTCTCACGACCATACTTATAGTCGTTCTCCATAGACTCAGAAGCTGTTGGGATTTTGACCACTTTGGTCTCTTTTTGAATCTCACCTGTGATATCTAAAATATCGTTTAGCTGATTATCTATTTTGTCTGCCATAATTATTAACTCGCATCTGTTACCTTGTCTTCTGTGAATGTAGACTTAGCACCGTCATCATAAAAACTCACTGTCTCTGCAACCACAAAGGTGTCGGTTGGGTCAACAGAACCTACGAACTTCAGTCTAGATTTTGCACCTAGTGTTACTGCACTTGAGACTACTATCGATAGTTTATCACTAGCAATACTCACAACAGTCGGTTCGGTTGCATTCCCAGTCCCAAATACTTCATCTAAAGCACTTATCTTACTATTTATTGCAGTAGTAAAGGCAATTGTGGTTGATGCAGACACTACACTATTAGTTCGTTCTTCAAACGCAGGTTCGTAATGTTTAACTTCTTTAACAAGTCCCGATGCTTCTAACTGTGTCGTTGTGAACCCACCAAGTCCTGTGTTAATATAGTCTCTTTCAATAACCGATTTGATTATCTCACCAGTAAACACTGGCCCGAAGAAGTATATTTGCATTTGAAATTCTAAATTGTACTGGATTACTCTTCTTTCAGAGAAATCTCCTTCATAGGTATCGTCCATTGTTACACTATTCAATATTATCGGCACATCTCGGGTCTCACTCATCGAATCAACCATCTTCATTGTAACTGAGTATTCGGGTTGGAAGTAAGGAATGATCTGTTCTAGAATCTGTAATGCATCATTAGCATTCTTTGCAAGAATGCCTAGTGAAAAGGATATGTTGTAGGGTGCTGGTGCATATTGGAATCCCCTCTTACCTGTGTCTGCAGCTTCTAACTGATTTTTTTGGGTTTTTATTAATTTGTTTTGTTGTCTTGTTGCATCATATTCAAACCCACTGATCTCAAAGGCAAGTCTCGGTAGACTGATTGCACTTCTGTTACCATCGTTTAGGTTCTTCTCGTCATCTAACCTTGCTAACCATTTCTGTTTAGGGCCATAGGAAATTGGAACTAGACTCTTTGAAAGGACTGTTCCGTCTGATTTTTTCTTCTCGATATAGATATTATTAAAGAGTGTACCAAATATAGATACACTTCTCTTAATCGTTTCATGGTAAAAATGAGTACCGAACATTCTTATGGTTCTCCGAATGGATTAGTTTCACTAAAGTCTAAGTATGACCCATCCTTATCTTCAAAGTCTTTATTCTGTGCGCCACCATCATTAGCAAATGTCATCACATCTACAATAGATGCAATCGTTCTAGTACATCCTGATATCGTTCCGACCAAAGAATCTCCAACTGCAAGTGTCTTAGTGTTATGTACTATATTTAGGGTTTCTGTAGAGAAGGCCCATGCAGACACCTCACCAACCGTAACACCTGATAGTGTTAATGGTTCGTTAATAACATACGCACCCGAACCACTGTTCATGGTCATCTCGATTGAGTATGCTTGTTCGTTCTCAATAACATCGATAGCACCAATGTCTGTATCGAAGTCTTCTCCGCTGTACTCGAACAGTTCACACTGCATCTTGAATACAAATAGTTTACCGACTTGATAGAATGGATTCTCGTGTTCTACAAATTTGATTTCGAACATTGAACCCGACATAGGGAAGTAGATCAAATCTCCTTCGTTAGGTCGTAATGCTGTTGCAAGGTTTGAGTCTAGGGAAATGAATCTCTCCCATGTTCTTAAAGATAATACGAAGGTTGCAGTGTCACGTACTTGAACACCGAACTTACTGAAAAGGTCACCCTCTCCTTCGAATCCGTCTGTGTTTTCAATGTACATTTCAACTGCATATGCATCACCAAAAGTGGATTGCACGTCTTCACCAAGAATCGTGTCCTCTTCGACAAGGGCTCTCGGTAAGTAGTAACACTCATGTCCATAGAATCTAAGTGATTCAACAACTAAATCTTCGTAGAGATGTTGTTCAGTACTGACTGCATGGTTAAAAAATACATTAGTCGGCATTAGGTTATCCTATCATATCTAAAACAGGCATCTCAAAGTTATTTCGTGATTCCTCTTCTAATCTTAATATCTCTTCTTTTGCTTCTTCTTTCATTTGTTGTGCATCTAGTGTAACACCGCCTGGCAATGAAATTCCACTAAACTTGGATAGGTTTTCACCCCACTGATACTTAACTAAATTGGTTGCATATTTCTTCAACCACATATCGTTATAAACATCTGTCATGTCTGTTGGGTCAATCATTCTATAACACTCAACAATAATCCACTCACCAGCAGTAAGCTTAGCCGTATTGTAGTCAATGTATAGTCTGTTAGAATGCATATTATATCTTATAGGAATCTGTCCTACTAATATGTCGTTTAGCATTGCAAGATGTGATTGTACTTGTGAGTAGTATAAAACACTCGTAGATGATAAATCCCAAAGATCATTCAGTCTAAGTTGATATTGAATATCAAACATATTAGACTGTTGTCCACTTGAGAATGGGAAAATTTGTATTACACTTAACACATGTTCGGGTAGTGTAATGTAATTCTGACCTTCTCCGTAAGTCTGTCCACTTATTACTTGTCCACCACTTGTTGCAGCGTTATGTGTCTCGTTTGTTTTAAACGAATCAATCTCTGCTTGAGTAAGTTGGTGTTTTAAGTAACACTTGATTGCACCTTCGTAATGAAACTCACGAAAGTATTGCAGTGCTTCATCCATTCTGTCATCAAACTGGTCATCGTCCACGTTGATTTCGAGAACAGGAGCTCCAAGTTTTCTTTCTATGTAGGACTTAAATGTTGCTTTGCTGTTAGGTGATGCCATAATTGTATTCCAGTATTAATCGTCTAATACTATTTATACACTTTATGAACCTATTCTTGGAAGTATGTTTTGGTTTGGAGTTTGTCTATCTTCTCGTCCATTCGGTCAAGTGTAGACATTAGTCTGCTAAAATCTGCTTCAATTTGATCTCTAGTGACATAATCTTTTGCGATCTCTTCTCGGGTTTTGTTCATTAATATATCCAACCGCTTTTGTTCGGATGTGAGCGACCTCACTATAAAACCAATCGGAAATACGATGAGTGATACGATGATGTTCCAAAGAACGACTGGGCTGACTACAAATTCCATGTAGTTATTTAGGAACATGGTTTCCTCGTTACACGGTTATTGGGTTACCATTAGTGTCAATATTGAAAACAAATTCGTCAGGGTTCCAATTTTCGATGTTTCCTTTGTTTCCATCCTGTCCTAGGTAATCCATATTGATGTTGAACGATATAGAATACCGTTCTTTATCTGTAGGATTTGGTTCAACCATGTGCATTGCACCACTAGGGAAAAGAACTAATTCTCCTGATTTGCATTCAAACCCGAAATTGGAAGGAGTTCTCGGTGAATGTGGCATATCTGCAACGACCTTAACATCTGTTTCTATCATCTGCAATCTACCCTCATCTCCGTCACCCTTGATATAAAACACTCCACTGTACCAACACCCATTGTGTAGGTGTGGCATATTCCATGCACCCTTGTCATTGATGTTTGCCCAAGAGTTACCAATAGATACTTTTGCATTTTTCGTATCCAGTCCATGAAACGGTAACACTTCGTCATTAAAGAGTTTAACAATTCTATTCATACACTTAGTGAATGCAGGACTTTTCTCACAACCATCATGGGATTGCCAACCAGTGTATTGATTGGAGACCTGTCTCCCCTTCGGGTCTCGTCTCCTCATACTATCCATCTCTTCAACAAGATGTGTCATATATGATTGGGTCAATCCTCTAGATTCATCTAAGTCTTCTTGTAAAAGATTTCTATGAAAAAGTAGGGTTGGGAATAGTAGTCTAACTGCCATTTGTTTCGTCTCCGAAATTCATTTCTAATTGTATCTCATTTGGTGCTGGGTTCTCTGCAGAAACATGAAACGGACACTCGGGTGGTGGAGTGTCTTCATTGAAGAACTTCTGTTTTGGTTTCCACAGTCCCCTCTTTTTATAGGGCCCGACTCTTTTGATAGTTTCTTTCTTGATATCTAATGCATTTGCTTCTGCCATCGATATATTATCTTGAGTCGAATTTTTCACAGTGAGATTATTTATATACGATTCCATACTATTTGTTGTGTATGTGGACGCCCATTCTTCTCTCTTGAATGGTATGATCTGACATAAAGGTGTTCCCTTCTTGATTGTGAAGGAGTGATTGACTTTAGGGTAGAAAATGATCTGTGCATTGTCCAAGTTCACATTGAACTCATCTGTATCGATGATGCCCTGCCATGTTGCAAAGTACTTGTTTTGATGTAGAAAGGGGTCTAAGTAGAAACATGAATACCCTTTGGGAGTTTTAATATTCCATGGATTCTTACATTTGAATGCATCTCTTATGGGTGGATTCTCTCCAGCACCATAATAGGAGAACGCATCTAAAGTTTGAGTAGATGGGTGTGACTGTGACGCATAGCCTTGTATCCAGTCGTCCCTCTCAGCGTCTTCTAAATGAAACCATGAAGAGGTATCCCCCTCTTCAAAACTTGACACACCACATTTAACGTGTAAGTCTCTGTTTGCTAGTAGATACCACCCCATCTTTAACCAGTCATCCATTGCTGGACATGATCTTATGGTCTGTTGAAAGCTTCCGTTAACTGCTTCAGCAACCTTTGCTTTCTTCCACCAATCGGGAACCACATTCTTTGCCAAAACTGGTTTAAAGTTTTGTAAAGTTGTTGGATTATATGTTTGAAAGTCTATCGTTGGCATCGTAAAATTCCTTGTCGTTTTCTAGTAATCTGACCTCGTCTCCTCGGACTACTACTGAACGTCTGTCTATGTATCTTGCAGACGGATTAGGTGCATCTGCACCGTGAGGTAGTCTTCCATCAAACATAATCAATCTATTAGGTTTGAATTCTACTTCTGCAATTTGGTGATTCTTAATATGATCTGCTCTACCCTGTATACCTTGTTGTTCTGCACCATAGATTCGTAAGGTTCCACCCCAAGCTGGGTTCCAAAATCTATTTGGGTAATACAAGAATGAAAGATTCCATTCATCATCTTCATGGCAATCTTTATGAGTAGTTCCATCTAGTCCTTGTGTCTGTGAATTCAATCCCATGTACTGAAATCGTTCCCACTTAAACCCAAACTCCATCTGAAGTCTTCGGTTTAAATATCTAGGAAAATACAACTGTTCTGTTGCAACATCCTGCTCAGGGGTTTCATTATCCCTAAACCATGACGCACCCCAAAAACTGTGATGGGGTAATCCAGTAGGGCTATCAGAAGACACTTGATTAGTCTTAGACCAAATACTAGAACTAACTATTCTCTTATCAAAGTAATGATGTAGTTCTGTAGATAACCAATTGTCAAGGACATAAATGTCCTTTAATGGTAGGTCTTGTATCTTAAATGGTTCATCGACATAGACTACTTTTGGAGTATAGTCCATAGAAATTATCTCGGGTGGTCAACGCCAAAGTCAAATTTCGGTAAAGAATTTTGATAGTGTTCAAAATCTTCGAGTTGATCTTCTCTAGTCGCAATGATCGTGTCTTGGATTTGGTCACCAACATTATAACAGGCATCTCCAAATTCCATAACTCGTCTTGCATTGCTTCTGTGGGGGTGGTTTGAACCCTCTCTCCCTGCAAACAATACTTCATTTAGGTCATCGAAACCATATGAGTTTGTGCAGTCTTTTAATGAAGATAACACTTCTTCAGATATTTTTTGACAAAATTGGGAATTAAGATTGACACCCATTGGTGCTTCTGAGTGTTCAATATAGGCTTCGATAGATTCTTTCTCAGAGTCTTCTAGTTCTACTCTGTCTTGATTATCAAAATTACCAAGGCTGTCATCCCACTTTACAACTTTCTGTTCAATGTCATCATAGACGATAACATCGTAGTCAAAACCCAGTTCAGGTTTATCAACATTGTCAAACTCGTATTCAAGTCCGTTTGGTTTTCTTATAAAGAGTTTCATCTCTTCGGTGTATACTAGTGCATTTCTCATAATTTAAGTCCTCTGTTAATATTATAACTCACTATCTCGATTTCGAATAGAGGTTTTTCCAGTTGTAGTAGTCGTCTAGATTATTTATGTCTTTTGTATCCATGCCTTTTATCCAAGGCCCACCACGCGTGTAATGGATTCCACTGTAGTCCCACTTCTCTTCGGGGTCATCATACCCCTCAACAAAGATGTATTTCTGTGGTATTGGAGAAATCTTATCAGTCCATTCAAATTGATGCAACTGTTTCCCTGTCCAAGAGTTCACTACTTCAGGTGTCAACTTCTTACAGTCTTCGTGTCCGTTGTTGAATACCATTAGACTTGACCATAGTTTGCATGGGTAGTCGATGTTCACTTCACCATCAAATTTAGTAGTGTCGTGTTCGTAGTGTGGATACTTTATACAAGCAACTGCATCATCGGGATTGAGATAGAATAATAATGGTAGAATATTCTTCTTGAATATGAAATCGTTGTCTAGGAAGATACTGAAACCTTCATAGTTCTCTAGATACGGAATTAGGAAACGACTGTAGGTAAACTCTGTACTTTGGTTTGCATACTCTCTATTATAGTCGGGAAGTTTGGAAATGTCAAGTAATTTTATTTCGGGTATAAATCCACAATGAGGCATGATGTCACCTTTCGGTATAGCTCTCTCGACACTTTTTAGGATAGAGTGTTCACATATCTTATCTAAATCACCCATAGTAGAGTCGTATCCGATATAGATATTGAGAGGTTTTCCCTTAGTCAATTTGTGTACTTTCTTGCCGTGGTCATAGACCTCAGACCTAAAATCCAAATCGATAAGAGATGGTTGCCACTCTATAACACCGTTGACACAGATTGCACTCATATGACCCTGAGAACCCTTGCCACCCGCCTTAAGAGCAGTTCTCCAGTACTCTAGAGTTTCGTCTAGGGTAAGTGATGGTAAGTCGTCTAAGACCCTACAGTTGTCCCATACGAGGAGTTCCATATCGGGGTTTTCCATCTCCTCAAAGACTGCAGAACGAACTGAGCCTGGGTGGATAACGATTTGAAACCAGTCTTCGTTAGGTTGTTTAGATGTGAACCCCTGAATTGCAGACCTGAGTCCTTCTTTCTGAATGGATTGTATTAACCAGTGTGCTTTTGTTGAATGATACACTACACTTGATAGATATTCTTCGGGGTAGGTGTCTCCAATATCGGTAAGTGTTCTGATATCAATATATTCGTCATCTACTTTGAACCCGAATCCCATATGCCCAGGCTTATTAAGATTTGGGGGTTCGGGACAAGGGTGTCCTTGAGGTATAAACTTGTTGTATGCGTGTGAATGGTGTCCTGTTCCACCCCATCCAGTAAATGTTTTTTCTTTACCTTTACGGTGTTTCAGTAAGTCTCCCCACGTAAATTTCTTAAGAGGCGGTAATTGTTCGAACATATAACTCCACATAGAGTAGACTTCAGAGTCCTTCTCTGTGATGTTAAAGATATCGTTAATTTGACCTAAGTGAAAATTGGGTAGATCACGTAACTCACTCATTGATGCAGTCGATAAGTCTACTGAGAGTAAGTTGGTTTGTAGTTCCGCCAGTGTTGTAATTTTTTTCATAATATAAAACCTAAAAAGAGTGATTTCTCACTCTTATTTAGGGGGTTAACTAGTGACTGGTGAACCAGGCCATTGTTGAGTTAAAGTATTGTCCCATCTAATTACTGGGGTTCTACCCTGTCTTGCATAAGTGCTTGGTGATCTGTTCTGATAAGTGAACGGAGTCTGACCTTGTCTAATGTATGTACTAGGCTGTTGGTTTATATAAGTGAAAGGTGTTTGACCCTGTCTTATATAAGTTCCTGGCTGTCTATTTTGGTAACTAAACGGTGTTTGACCCTGTCTTGCATAAGTAGACGGTTGTTGGTTTATGTAAGTAAACGGTGTTTGACCTTGTCTTGCATAAGTTTGAGGTTGTGTACCCTGTCTTGCATAAGTGCTTGGTGATCTGTTCTGATAAGTGAACGGAGTCTGACCTTGTCTTGCATAAGTGCCTGGCTGTCTGTTCTGATAAGTGAACGGAGTCTGACCCTGAGTAGCATAAGTAGTCGGTTGGTTACCTTGTCTAGCATAAGTGAACGGAGACCTATTCTGATAAGTGAACGGAGTCTGACCTTGTCTTGCATAAGTGCCTGGCTGTCTGTTCTGATAAGTGAACGGAGTCTGACCTTGACGAGCATAAGTAGTCGGTTGGTTACCTTGTCTAGCATAAGTGAACGGAGACCTATTCTGATAAGTGAATGGGGTCTGACCTTGTCTAATGTATGTAAAGGGCGATCTGTTCTGATAAGTGAACGGAGTCTGACCTTGACGAGCATAAGTAGTCGGTTGACTAGCAATGTACGGATACGGTGTTTGACCCTGCCTAGCATAAGTAGTCGGTTGGCTACCTTGTCTTGCATATGTAAACGGATTCTGAAAAGTAAACGGTGACCTGAATGTAAATGGAGTCCGACCTTGTCGTATATAAGTGAAAGGTGATCTGTTCTGATAAGTGAACGGAGTCTGACCTTGTCTAATGTATGTCGCAGGAGTTCTTGCCTGATACGTAGCAGGAGTCCGACCCTGTCTTGCATAAGTAGTCGGTGTGTTAGCCTGTCTTGCATACGTGAACGGTGCTTGAAACGTAAATGGAGCCCTGAATGTAAATGGTGACCTTGCCTGATAGGTAAATGGTGACCTTGCCTGATAGGTAAATGGCGTCCTTGCACTATAGGTAAATGGTGCTTGGAATGTAAACGGTTGCCTTGCAGCGTTAGGCTGTCTTGCACTAGCAATATTGGGTTGCTGTGCGTTAGCTGGGTTAGCATTGTTACTCGGTGACCTTGCAGCGTTAGGCTGTCTTGCACTAGCAATATTGGGTTGCTGTGCGTTAGCTGGGTTAGCATTGTTACTCGGTGCCCTGCTGGGACTGTTTACGAGTGATTGTATATATCCTATTGGCATTTAAAATTTCATTCCCATATTATGCACTAATATACCTTCTGCAAAGAAGTTATGAGTGTGTTCAACGTCTGATAGATGGTAAACGGTATGTGTTCCTTCCTTTTTAGATATAGATTTTACTACTACCTGTTCGAATATACCAAATACCTCATCTCCTTCTTCTATTTGACCCACAACATCTAAGTCTTTAGGGACTACACCATCGACTAATTCTTGTTGGTAATCTGATTCATTAATGTACTTCCATCCTTCGGATGTATGAATTGGATGACCACCAGTAACTTCTAGTATCTTACCGTTAGATAGTTCTAGATTCCAAAGTTCAATGTTATCTCTAGGAACCATAAGTGTCACTACATTTTGAGGCACCAGTTTAGAACTTCCGAAATCAAAGGTCAATACTGAATCTCCAACCATAACTTCACTGATCTTACATAGTGTGTTATCTGCCATGTGTATCATTGTGTCTATACCGAAGCAACCACCCTGAAACAAGAAGAAATACGAATTTGGCTGTCTTGAGGACACTATGCTCGGAGTCTGAGTTGTTGTCGGTGACTGAGTTGTAAATGGGGCCCTAAACGAGAACGTAAACGGTGTTTGGTATGTAAACGGAGTCTGAGTTGTTGTCGGTGACTGAGTTGTAAATGGGGCCCTAAACGAGAACGTAAACGGATTTTGGAACGTAAACGGATTCTGTGCGTTGTTAGGTTGTCTCGCATTTGCAATGTAAGGTTGTCTCGCATTTGCAATGTATGGTGTCTGACCAGCTGCAATGTACGGTTGTTGAGCATTGTTCGGTTGTTGAGCATTGTTCGGTTGTCTTGCTTGTGCAATATACGGATATGTTGTAGGTGTATTTGCAATGTACGGATACGGTTGCTGATAGTTAGCAATATACGGTTGCTGATAATTTGCAGTATACGGATACGGTTGTTGTGCATTAGCAATATATGGTTGCTGTGCAGCTGCAGTATACGGATACGGTTGCTGTGCATTATGTGGTTGCTGTGCATTATTCGGTTGTCTTGCTTGTGCAATATACGGATATGTTATGGGTTGACTAGCAATGTACGGATACGGCGTTTGACCCTGTCTAGCATATGTTGTAGGTTGCGATGCAATGTACGGATACGGTTGCTGTGCAGATGCTATATACGGTTGTTGTCCAGCTGCAGTATATGGGTACGGTTGTTGTGCATTAGCAATATATGGTTGCTGGCCAGCTGCAATATACGGATATGTTGTAGGTTGCGATGCAATGTACGGATACGGTTGCTGTGCAGATGCTATATAAGGTGTCTGACTCGCTGCAATGTACGGATACGGTTGTTGAGCATTTGCAATATATGGTTGCTGGCCAGCTGCAATATACGGATATGTTGTAGGTTGGTTAGCAATGTATGGGTACGGTTGCTGAGCAGCTGCTATATAAGGTGTCTGACTCGCTGCAATGTACGGATACGGTTGTTGAGCATTTGCAATGTACGGAGTTTGAGCATTTGCAATATAAGGATATGCTATAGTCCTATTAGCAATGTACGGATACGGTTGCTGTGCATTTGCCTGATAAGTTGTTTGTGCAGCAGCAATGTACGGATACGGTTGTTGTGCATTAGCAATATATGGGGTCTGACTGTTGGCAGTGTACGGATACGGTTGCTGTGCATTTGCAGTATAAGACGTTTGTGCATTAGCAGTATAAGGATACGGTTGCTGAGCATTTGCAATGTACGGATTCTGTGCAGATGCTATATAAGGGTATGGTGATTGCACATTAGTTTGACCCGATGCGTTATTCCAACCTGTAGGAGTCTTAACATAGACTTGGTCTACAGACTTCCATGTTGTTGAACTCGATTTGACCCAAGCACCTTGGGTTGCATTCCAACCTGTAGGTGTTTTGACCTTCTGTGAACCTGTTGCCATTTACGATTTCCCTAATATTAAATTTTTAAAGTTCTAACTCTATTTATTACGAGTAAAGAACCCACATATCTCCGACTGCTCCATCACCACTAACTGGTGCTGAAGTTGACTGATACATATTCCTCACATACCCACCACTGTTTGATGCATTACTTGTTGTCAATGTCCCAGCAACAATGTTCGACCCACTTGCATATTTTGTGTTCAATGAAGTTTGTAGTCCATCAACATTTGCAATTGTATGATTGTGTGAATCATCAGCAACTACTGCTGTTATTGATATGTTACCTGTTCCATCAAAACTTGCAGAACCCGATAGGTCTCCACCAAGAGCAATTGTTCTTGCAGTTGCAAGTGCAGTTGCTGTAGCAGCATTACCAGTTGTTGAACCTGAACTACCTGAAGTGTTACCAGTAACATTACCTTCTAAGTTTGCAACTAGTGTTCCAGTTGTAATTGAAAGACTTCCTGTGGATGCACCAGTAAATGTACCAGTACCCATTGTGAACTTATCTGCAGACTCATCCCAACCCATAAATGCGTTGGCAGCAGTTCCTCTCTCTATAACGATACCTGTATCGTTTGCAGGGGTTCCTGTTGTACCGTTTGCCAATTCAATAAGACCATCGGTCATTGTTGTGTTTGTTGAAGCAACTGAAGTAGTTGTTCCGTTAACTGTTAGGTCGCCAGATAGTGTTAAGTCTCCAAATGTTACATTACTTGAAGTTGCGACTGCCTGTCCGATAGAAACTGCTGTTCCCGATACCGAGACACCTGTTCCTGCAGTCATTGTTGTTATGTTTGCACTACCGTCAAAAGAAACACCTTGAATAGTTCTTGCAGTTGTTAAAGTAGCTGCTGAACCAGTTGTGTTTTGGTTAAGTGTTCCGACTGTAAAGTCTACTGTTCCATCAGCATCTTGGTATGCAACTGTAATTCCACTTTCTGTATTAGAAGTGAACATTGCACCGACTGTATCTTGTACAACTTCGGATAGATCAATGTTTGCAGTACCGTCAAAACCTACACCGTGAATAGTTCTAGATGTTGCAAGAGCTGTTGCAGTTGCAGCGTTACCAGTTGTATTTTGGTTAAGAGTTCCAACAGCAAAGTCTAGTGTATTATCAACATCTTGGTAAGTTACTGTAATTCCTGATTCAGCATTACCTGTAACCATTGCACCAACTGTATCTGAAACAACCTCTGAAAGGTCTATGTCTGCAGTACCATCAAAAGACACACCGTGAATCGTTCTTGCTGTTGCAAGGGCAGTAGCAGTTCCGGCTAGTCCTGAAGTTGATTGGTTACCAGCAGAGTTAACGCCTGGCAGATTAATCGCTGCAGTTCCATCGAAGGATACTCCACCAATTGTTCTTGCAGTTTCAAGGGCTGTTGCTGTAGCAGCATTTCCTGTTGTTGATTGGTTAAGTGTACTGATTGTAAAGTCTAGTGTATTATCAGCATCGACATATGCAACTGTAATACCTGATTCGGTGTTACTTGTTACCATTGCACCAACTGTATCTGCAACTGCTTCTTGGAATACTGCACCAGTATCAAGAGTAAGAGTTACATCTCCTGTAACACCACCACCTGAAAGTCCTGAACCAGCGACTACCGAAGTAATATCACCGACTTCTGAAACAAGTGTAAGTGTTCCAGCAGCGTCATCGTAAGTTGATGTAATTCCTGTTCCACCAACGATTAATGAACTGACTCTGTCGTCAACTCTCTCGTCTGTGTAGTAAAGGTTTGTGTTCTCTGTAATGGCACTAGTGTTTAGTGTAACGTTTGAAGTACCATCAAAAGACGTACCTGAAATTGTTCTAGATGTTTCAAGGGCTGTTGCTGTTGCAGCGTTTCCTGTCGTATCTTGGTTAAGTGTTGCAACTGTAAAGTCTAGTGTATTATCAGCATCGTCATATGCAACTGTAATACCTGATTCTGTATTAGAACCAACCATTGCTCCGACTGTGTCGGCAACTGCTTCAGAAAATACTGCACCAGTATCAAGAGTAAGAGTTACGTCACCTGCTGTGCCACCACCTGAAAGTCCTGAACCAGCAACTACGGAAGTAATATCACCAACAGTTGTTGAGTAACCGTATGCTTCAATTTTATCTTGAATAGCTGCAGAGGACATTACTGTCGTATCATTGTCTGTAAATGATTCTGAACTTATTATTAATGCTGAACCATCTAGTTCTGCAAGGGTTAATCCTGAAACTGCAAGTGTAACGTCACCTGAAGTTCCTCCACCCGATAAACCTGTACCAGCTGTGACACCTGTAATGTCTCCGACTTGGCCATTGATGGTCAAGGTTCCAGCTGCATCATCGTATGTAGATGTGATTCCTGTTCCACCAACGATTAATGAAGCGACTCTATCGTCTACTCGTTCTGAAGTATGGTAAAGGTTAGTTGTACCTTCTGAAACTCCATCGGTATCACTTTGTGTGTAACTTATAAAACCAGTTGAACTGTTGTATGCTAAATCACCACCAGTACTAATCAATCCTCTGATTACTGATTGATCAACTTCGATTGTATCTGCATTGACTGTAATACCTGTTCCAGCACCAATGTTTAATGTTGCATCACCTGAAGTAGCAGTACCAGTCAAACCAGCACCAGCATTTACTCCAGTGATATCACCAACATTACCTGTAACTGTTAAAGTATTTGCACTGTCATCATATGCAAGTGTGATACCTGAACCAGCAACAAGTGTACTGTTAAGTCTGTCATCAATTGCTTCGTTAACTGCTGAACCAGCAACTATACCTGAAGAATTGATTATTTCAGTAGAACCTACTGTAAGACCATTCTTGATTATGAAATTCTTTTCGCCTGCCATTAGATGGTGCCTCCGTCAATTCCTACGTTGGCCAGCGTCTTAGCTGTTCCACTATCTGCAAGAAGGGTTTGTACTTTTGAGTCTGCATAGTAAAGGTTACTCGAACCTTCAGTTATGTCGTCTGTGTCAATCGTTGTTAGTGCAGCTGCGACTACCTTTCCAGCACTACTGATAACTTCAGTAGAACCTACCGAAAGTCCATATTCTATAACAAATTTGTTTTGAGTTGCCATTGTTTGTTCCTATCATGAATGGTATTTAAAAATCTATGTAATTATTTAGGAGTTTTCCCCTGTCTCAAAGTGTCTTTCATAAAATAACTGTCAGTTTTTTAACTAAATGTCTACAAGAATTTTTTTGAATTTGAAAACTGTGGAGTTTGAACTCGCAGGAGTGACTCTAATTCTTAATGTATTTATGTTTATGTCCACCCCGAAGGATGCCAATTCGGTAGATGATGTCAAAACTGTGCCGTACTGTGACACTGACCCTGTTGTCCCATTATGTACTATTGATAATTCTGTGAATTCATATTCCCCTGACGTTGCGTCTGAGATAGAAACTTCATACTTCGCACTTCTATAAGTGCCGATAGCAAAAGTATCCATACTTGTTTCGGTTGTTGCTGTTGTGGTTATAGTTCCACCGTCCAATCCTGCAGATGAGGCAAATGTAAGAGTACCACTACCATCCGTAGTCAATACTTGTCCACTACTTCCGTCACTGGAAGGGTAGGTTAGACTTGCACCTGTTAAAGTGTTCGTAGCAGTAAGAGTTGTTGCAGTCAAATCACCGACTCGTAAATCTGCATATGCAAACCCACTTCCGCCTGTGTTAGTAGTTGTGGTTGGTTCTACTTCTAGACCATCAAACAGCTTCCATGTTGAGTCACTTGCATCTCTGAATAAACCTGTATACTCGGATGCACCACCTTCACCACTCAGTCCATCATTGTAGTTTCCGTATATACCAATGTCTAGTGTATCGGTTGAAGTGTTTCCACTGGCCAATTCGAACATAGAATCTGATATAGAAACTGTAGTCGAGTCTATGGTAATAGATGTTCCGTTAACAGTTAGATTGCCAGTAATGACTGTATCGCCATCTACTTGCAAGTCCCCACTTGTCTGAAGACCGAAATCTGTTAAGAATTTAGTTTGAGTTCCCATAGTTCTATTTATACCGTTTAGTCTCTTACTTATTTAGTGCCAAAAAAAAGGGAAACCCGAAAGTTTCCCTTTTTATTCATGATTTAAAAGTTGTTACGCTTCCACTAATGTTCTATCGAATTTAATAACTGTCGATGTTGCAGAAGATGGCGTTACCAATAAACGTACATCCGAACCCGAGATATCTGCATCAATTGTTGCAAGTGTCTCAGATTTTAATGTACCATAAGATGTCAGGATGACATTACTGCCTTCATGAACCAAAATTATCTCAGTAGAGTGATAAGCACTCCCTTTAGACATAGAAACAATATACCTTGCGACTCTATACGTAGTCTTAGAAAACGTATCTATTGCAAATTCTGTTGTTGCTGTTCTGGTTGAATTACCCCTTGACTTATTTTTAGAATTAATACTTTTAGTAGTTGTAATGACATCATTATCGACATCAAAACTAATACCACGAATTAACTCAGCGATTTTAAAACTATTTGTCTTTGCCATGTGTTAATTCTCCTATGTTAATCTAATTTGAAAAGTTTTAATGGTAGTATTCGTATTAACAGGTGTTACTAACAATCTCATGTTCCCGCCTGATATATCAGAAGAGAAAGACATAAGAGAAGCGTTAGATATTGCATCACCATATTGTACGAAGTACGCATTAGAACCATCGTTTATTAATAAAACTTCAGCTGCATGAATCCCTAGTGTTGCATGGCTTGCCATGACAACATATTTGATTGCTTTATTAGCAACCCCATTGGAACTCAATACTTGATCGCTTGTAGTTGCAGTCAAAGCTGATGTGGTATAAAACCCTTGCACCAAATTTGAGACTGCAGTCTGAGCGACAATCTGAAGACTATCTCCTGAAACAGCATTTGCCTGAAGTGTGATAACAGTGGAACTAGTAGTGACATAATCGTCTCCACTTACTAGTTTAACACCGTTTAAATAAACTCCTTCTAGACCAACTGTGTAACTTAACGTTGCACTGTTGTCATCACTACCTGAAAATACGGTCTGCGTTGAAGCAGAAACCGAATATATAAAAGTAGATAATGA